GGTAGACAAACTCACCGCCCAGATTGCAAAAGACCAAGCCCAGGCCAGCGAAACAGCCAGAGAAAACGAAAGGCTCATGTCCCGCAGCCTCGCCACCATCGCCACCACCCACCAAAAAGAGCTACAACATGAAAAATCCAAACGCGATAAGTTTATTGCTGACGTGCGCACTGGCACTCTGCGCCTGTCAATCCCCGTCCAGGCTTGCAGCACCAGTGCCAGCACAAATACCCCCGCTGGCCCCAGCAATAGCCCAGAAGCGCGAGCCCAACTTACGCCAGAGGCTGGAGCAGCTCTTGCAACCATCGCCGCAGACGGCGACGACGCCATCCGCCAACTAAACGCCTGCATAGACAGCTACCACGCCATCAGCACCGTCATTAATACGCAGAGATAGCATGTACAAACCCAACAGCCTGCGCGCCCATTTAACGGCTGCCATACCCGATCTACAGCGCAACCCAGACAAACTGCTGGTATTTGCAGACAAAGGCAGCCTGCACACCACCCGCACCGCCTCACGCTCGTTTGAATACGCCTACGTCCTCAACATCATCGTCACCGACTACAGCGGTGAAGAAGACGCCCTCATCGTCCCCCTGCTCGACTGGCTGGCAACCCACCAGGCAGACCTCTTGGGCAACGACGACAAAGCCAAAGGCATACGCTTCATGGTTGACTTCAACAACCACAACAGCGTCGACATCAGCCTGGAGATAGACCTGACAGAGCGCGTCATCGTCAAACAAACCGGCACCCGGCTAGACATCACCCACGCGGGCGAAATCACCCCCACCCCAGACTACACCGCCCCCTGGTGGCAACTCTACAACGGCACCACCCTGCTGGCAGAGTGGCAGGTACAACCCACCCCACCCAAATAGCGCAACACCATGCAAGACGACCTCACCGCGCTGGAAACCTGGGCCAGCACCCTCCTGGCCAAGCTAGACCCCGCCGCCCGCCGCAAACTCACCCACCAGCTAGCGCAAGACCTGCGCCGGCAGCAACAAACCCGCATCCAGGCACAACAAAACCCAGACGGCACCCCCTACGCACCGCGCAAGCAACGCAAAAACATCAGGGGTAAACAAGGCCGCATCAAAAAGCAAAAAGCCAGCATGTTCAACAAGCTGCGCACCAACACCCACCTTAAGGCAAAGGCAGACGGCAACGGGCTGGAAGTGGGTTTCTATGGCCGCGTAGTCCGTATTGCGCGGGTGCATCAATATGGGTTACGGGATAGGGTTGTGGCGGGTGGGGTTGAAACTCAGTATGAACAGAGGCGGGTTTTGGGGTTGCCAGATACAAGTGTCTTTGAACAAAATTTCATTTCTAAGTTGTATGAATTCAATTCTCAGTGAATAGTATTATTGTTGCTAACAAAGATTGCAAATTATTTAATTTTAATAGTAAAATAAAAACGTCCCCTGACGCCTCTTTTATCGATTCTGTTATACCCTCTATGTTTGAGGTATCACATACTTGAGGCAGGCAATATCGCGGTTTCCATAGAAAAGAATCGGAACGCCTGTTTTTGCGATGACGGTTAAGTTTCTATTTTAAAAAACACGTTATGCCCCCAGGCAAACTAAGGAGGTATAGATTTATGAATGGTTACACGGTATGTTCGTTTGAAAAAAATGGAACCAAGAATTATTTGGTTCTTGACGTAGTTGTAGACGTTGAGCAAAGCCAAGCTTTACTGCATGCCTTTAATGGAGATGGAAGCTGTACGCCATTTCCCCTCTCTTTTACTGCAAAATTTTCTGCACAAGACTTACTGAATGAGGCGTTTAAAGATGGGATTAATCACGTGAAAAACATTGAAGGATGGAGCGGAGAAGGGCGCAGTGAGGATTTGAGAGCGTTGTTGGCCAATCCATCCGTTTTAGTTTTTATTCGAGATAATTGCAAATCGGCGATATTGGCTGCTGACATAGAAAAGTTATCAAACCCAAATGCATAGTATTACGGTCGAGAGGTACGCTCCACCAAAAAACTTTGCTCCCCCATCGTAACGCAACAAGCTATATACCAATCTCGCCTCAAAGCAAAGGCAGACGGCAACGGGCTGGAAGTGGGTTTCTATGGCCGCGTAGCCCGTATTGCGCGGGTGCATCAATATGGGCTACGGGATAGAGTTGTGGCGGGTGGGGGTGATGTTCAATATGAGGAAAGGCTGGTTTTAGATTTAACTCTCCATGCTATTTCAAAGATCACTGATCGCCTAAATTATCAGTTCATTTCTGATTAAAGGAACGTTGTAGATTCAAATCAATTTTCAGTTAAAAGATACTCTAACTTTATTCTTGCCTTTTCTATCAAAATATTTCTCGTGCTCCATATTTCCCCCTGTAAGTCTCGCGCCTCTTGATCGTATATCGTATCTCGAATTTTTTGTTTATCCTCATCTGAAGTAGCTTTGTCCATTTTTCTATGTTTCTTATAGATCAGTAGATAAAATTTCTTAGCACAGACAATAAAATTAAGCGCTTCCCCGGTTAAGTCAGGCAAGTAAAGTTTAACGATAACTAAAAGATTTTCCGTATCATGTTCATGATTTTTGGCTAGATCCAAGATATCTAACGCACTACTGAGTCGTTCATTTAGCACTTCTTCCACTTTCATTACCAAGGTAACGAGTTCCTCGATTTTCTTTATTCTTATCGAGGTCATTTCCTTTTGAACCCAATCATTGCGACCAATTCGTGATTTAATTGCTTCCACAGTTTCTGTCGTATCAGTTTGTTGCTTCAAAATTTGAGCAAAATTTTGTTCGTACATATCGTATTTTGATTGCTCAAGTTCTTTGAATTTAGCAACTTCATTCTTTAAAACGTCCTTAAAATTTTCCATTTCATTTTTTAGTTTTCCCGCAGAAGTGAAGTAGCCACCTAAATAGGCAAAAAAACTTAAAGCCGAGAAGGCCAGCATTGCATACAGCAGAACAAAAAAATTACCCTTATACAGTTCATTTATTATTTCTTTTGCTAATTCTGAGGGATTCATGATTGATCCTTAAATTTGGAGAAATAGCACCACCTATTCGCACACATGATCCTGCAATGAATATTGGATACTTTTACTGTCCCCACATACGTGCAAATATCGCAGCATGTTCGCATCTACGTAAGTTATCTTAGGTTATATTTGGACGAAAACATTGTCGTCTGTCAGTGTTCCAATAGTTACAGTAAGCGCATCTATGAAATAAATCTCCATCGGATCTGTAATTTTCTTTATTCTTGGCACACGATCAATTTCTGCATCTTTTGGCACAACAACTACTACATTTAATTTGGGTATTGGATCAAGTGCAGGATCACCAGGGAACGCATCACGATATTTTTTTATAAGTTCGCGCCAGCGCATTGAAAATATTAATGGGGTATGAGTGATTACCTCAACTATGAACATATCACCATCTTTACCCGCGCTGAAATCACCCAGACCGGTTTTGCTCGAAGTTAAGTACATTTGTACTCCAAAACCATTCCTAACAAAATATTCTGCAACTGATTCAACTACGGTGTGAGAAGTCGCTCCAAATACGTCGGTTTTAAGTTCGCTAAAATGCGATTCGAGAATTATTTCTCTTTCGTCGGCATTGATATCAATATCACCAAGTTTAGAAATCGCTTTGTCAATGATAATTTTGATGTCCGTAGAAAGTCCTTTAATCTTTTCAAACTCTGCTTTTTTGACATTTCGGTTATGCGCAACCTTGTTCCTCAACTCATATAGCATCTTCCATTTTGTTTCGAGACTGCTATCTTTTTTATCAACCAACTCTGAAAAATATTTTTCCCAATTTGATCTGGGAACATACTTTGAAATTTGCTCTTGATCTGCTTTGGAAAAGTTCGTCTTGGAAAGTAATCTAGTCAACTCATCTATTCCTATATCGCGTTTTTTTTCAAATAACACTTCATTCAAATGAATAAAATCTAATTTATACAAGTCGTTAAGGTATGTGTCCTCATCTCCGAAATTTTTGATTTTTTTCTGCAATGCATCATTGAAGGCATCCTTAGACCAATTCATGCCAACCGTAATCAACATAAACTTTGCGATGAGGCGTCGCATTAAATTTTCTGTCTCATTAATAATTGGATATGATTTTTCGGCATAAATGCGGCCAACGTCATCCCATAAGACATTGATTGAAGTTGAGCCAGGTGAAATCCTTTGAACTATGGCTTTAATTTTTTCGCAAAGCTCAAAGAATTCATCTACAAAATTCTGATCTTCACACTCCATAGAAAATAAGAAATAACGCTCAGCTTGTGACTTCACTTTGGCAGTATCGACACGAAATTTTACCGAGACTATATCTTTTGACTTGGGCGATCTTCTAAATGCGAGATTTTGTCCTGTTATGGAGATCAACGAGTCGATCTTGAGAATATCAACAAAACCCTTCTTTGTATTGCAAAACGAATCATTATCTGGAATGAGAATTAGAAATTCAGCGCGCAAAAAAAATCTCCTTTAAAAATCTTAAATAAAATTAACGAGCGATGTCAGTGATACACCCAAACGGACACTTGTGCTCTTGCAGCAGCTTGCCTATTTTGGCTAGTAGGTGCGAATAACATTCGCACCTACACCATCTATGTTTTCTTAAATTCAGTTCCATGACATTTTGGGCACGGTGGTAGCGTGTCAGTTCTGTCGTTCAAGAATAAACTTTTGCCACATTTGACACAAACATATGTACCAATCCCTGGTTTTTCTCCGGTGGTAGGCATGTAAATCTCCTCACTTTAAGTTAAATTTCGATTTCAATAAAATATGTTCCGCACCCAGCTTATATTCTTAATGAACACAAGGCCTGCGTGCATTTCATTAACGAATTTATATTCAAATTTAGCAAATGTTTTATGTTTGTAAATGGTTAATTGTTGTTAATTACTTACCATTACGAAACTTTAGTGTTCATAACCATACACATTGCCAAACCACCCACATCTGAGCTATCCTAGCCACTGGTGCTGAACACACCATCTAACAGCGGCAAGATAACCCGCGCCCGAAAGTCGTGGTTTTTTTACGTCCATAGTTTTTTCTATGGCCGGGTAGTGCGCAACCATACAAGACCCGAAAGGGGAAAATTGCGGGCCGTCTGTTAGCGGTGTTCAAGTACCTGGCCGCCTCTCTGAACAAGGGGCGAAATTGAACGAAACTAACAGGAGGCCATCATGGCTGCTCATACCCCTATTGCGTCTGCAATAGCTGCATCATCACAACCCTCTTTCGCCTTTTCCAAACTGCAAGACCTGCGCGCCAGCTTTGAACGCCTGCGCGGCCTGCAAATCGACGCCCTCAAAGCCATGGGCTTTGACACCCTCCTCGACGACCTCGCCAGCATCTGCGACGCCTTAACCGAGCTAGACCGCATTAACGCCGACATGGGCGTCACCGACAGCGCCCTCACCATGCTCCTGCAACTGCTCGAATCCGCAGGCGAACAACCCCTCGCCC